TAATTGCCATTTTCTTTCCTAATTTATTTTATACGTATTACCAGCTGGACCAATTGGGGTCTACTGCAGGGGGTGCATCCCATGAAGCACCAATTCTTGCTTGTGTACCGGCATCAGCCATAGAGAATATTGTATCTGACCACAATCCACCTCTACCTACAAGAGTTGCCCATTCTTCCCCTGTTGAGAAACCTTGACCTGCAGGACTTAACGATTCAACTGTCAGAGCGCCACCCACTGATGTGCCTGTCCATTGTGTTTGCCATGCATTCCATACGGTTCCTAATGACCCCGTTGCAGTCAAAGAAGCAACCGTTGCATTAAAATCTCCCTCTTGATCTACTACAATGTCTGGCCTTGTCTCTGTTTCAAACCATTCATCTCCTGGGGGATTAAGTTGAATTGATCCGTTATAGGATGATACGGCGAATGGATTAATATTTTCTGATTGAGATGCATAAGATTGTTCTATCAGAGTTTTGTGTGTATATTTAAGCGTAATTAAATCACCTGTTACCTGATAACCATCTGTACTTCTAGTCGAAGGTGACTTTTCAATTAAATTAACATTATTCATAACATGTAGCGGTCTTAACTCATTATTTTCCATGTCCACAGCAATTCTATAATCTAATGAACCAACTTCACCTACTCCATGTCCTTCGAAGTTGTCTACAATAAATCCATTTTTAAATCTTTCTAATCCTAGCGAATCACGAATTGACAAAGATGCAGTATCTTGTTCCAATAAGGAAAGTGCAGTATAATATTCAACATTTTCTAAACGCTTTTCTATTTCACCAATTTCTCTCATTGTGTAGCGTTTATTGTCAATAAATGAGATGTTTACTTCAGGCGGATTAGGATAAAACGTATAAGGGGAAAGATTAACTTTATATAATGACATTCCCGTTACAGGATTTTCTGGATCTCGTGGAATAAGAGCAGATGCACCAGAAGTTACAAAAATATTTCCTCTAAAATCCATACTGATTTTATCAGTTCTTGGGAGGTATTGATCATAGTCTAGAGTAATTTGATAGTTTCGATGCGGCAACAAGGATGAACTAAATCCTGACTCCCCGGGACCCAATCCTGTTTGTCCCACCATGGGTGTAAGGGGTGTTGGTCGAAAGTCAAGAACATCGGCTAATCTAATGTAACCACCCACTACAGGGATATCCTCATAATTTATATCAGAATAAGAGCCTGCATTAAAGAAATCACCTGCCCCAGAATGTTTAAAGAAACGATAATCAACACGAATATTACCTGTAGGTATGGGGTAACCCTGCTTTCTTTCTAAAACAGATCTTTCATAATGCGTAGGCCTTTGCCCACTATCAAAGGTATACCAACTACTAATATCAACATTACCTGCAGCAGCGTTTGCAAATACTCCTATTTGTTTTACACCATCAATACGATAAACATCAAAATTTTCTAATAACAGGGTTGACGTCTTTGCTGCATCATTCGTTAGAAGCTGTGATTTAATGATTGATTGTTTTAATTTTGCTGAAGAAGTTTTCCGTATTGGAGCTAAAACTGTGTAATTATTTGTTCCTGTCAATCCAGTTAAAGTAAATCCTAATCCCCCGCTATTAACAGTTAGACTTACCGGTTTTTGTGTTTTTCCATCTGCAGTTCTATTAATTACAACAAGATCGTCTAGTGACATATTTGGAGGAACAAGAACAGTTGAACCAAAAGTTAAAGTACCTCCTGTCGCTGATGCTTCTAGAGGTGTCAATACGTAATATGTGTGAGATGATGTTGTCTTAATTCCATCAAATGGCATTGAGAATATTGCGGGAGTGTTTTCAGGTTCTCTTAATACTAATTCTGCTCTATAATACTTTGAATTTGTTACAGTCGTAGCAGCAGGTGTAATAGTAAGTGTATAATCATCAGTAATTGCAGTGACTCTTCTTAACTCTTTGGAGATATCAATGTAAATATAATCTCCCGGTTTGAAATCTGTTGTGAAAGAAGTACCTTGACCTGTCACGGCTGTTGATGAAACCGAAACTGTTTTGTCAAGTTCAACATAATCAGAGTTTACACCAGGATCTAAGTTGTAATCTGCTATATTTGCGGTTAGATAAGTTGTTGCACCCGAACTTGCAATTAATCTTTTAACATCACGTTGAAAGCTAAAATTTTCATTGATATTAATATTAAATAATGAGATTTTAAAAGTAGAATTTGTTAATGATGCATTACCTGAGTGAGGATATATACCTCTCACACGAGCAGTGCCTACAACGCTTCCCGTTGTAGCTTCCAAATTAGAAAATAGAGTAACTACAGGCATAGTATTTAGGTCAAACGTCGCCATAGTTGAAGTCAGATATACATTTGATACTAATGCATAATTACCTAATGTCAAGTCAACCGTTTCTGATGTTACAGATCTGGTATCTCGAGCTTTAGACATTGTAAGATATTGTGTTGCAATCTTTTCAATCTCATATCCATTAATATATGCCTTTCCTGGTTCGATTCCAATAGAAAGATTATTAACGCTGCCCGTTAAAGACAACCCTCTATTAAAGGTGGGAGATTCGGTATACAACCAATCCACTGCACCATCATAAACATTTCCCAGCGTATGTGTAGGAGGACTTGCACCTGCTGTGCCATCATTTAATGCAACATATAAATTGCCATTATGAAGAACAACATCTTTTCTTAGATATGCCTGTGCGGTTGTCCAATTACCTCTATCATTATTTCTGTGTTCACGAATTTGAATTCTAAAAGGTTTTACAGTATAATTTCCTGACTCTTCAAATGTTCTACGTGCAAGAGTTTTTTCTAAAATATTATACTGTGTTCTGTTTACATTCTTTAAAATTACACCGTTTTCTATTCTAGCTAGTTCAAAGAAATCCTGGTCAAAATCAGAAGTTGTGGGTAATTTTGTTAAAATAAGCTCCATCTTAAATCGATCAGCCCCAGGCGCCGATTCATTCGTAGTACCTATAGCATTATCATACAGTGAACTATCGTCAATTTCTGTTACAATACTTTCTGATAAAGTTAACCCAATACGGTAAGAAGGCGTCTTTGAAAATTTTTCAAGAGGAATACTTTGTGCAAGCACCTTAATAAAGTTATTGCCTGCAAAGTATACACCTTCCTGAATAGCTGTTATAGATGAAGAAAATACTGCTTGTGTGGCATTTGTAACAAAAACTGTACTCGTACCTTGAATCGTGATTGTTTCAGAGGTTGCAAATTCACTTGTGACAAAGTTTGTACCTGTCTTTGTAAATCTCACAATTAATGTTGGAGGATCATCTCCTTCTGAATTAATTCCAAGAAGAACAAGAGCCTCAACACCCGTAGTATTTCCAACAATTATCTTGTTTTCACCATCAAATAGAGTAGAGAGATTGGTTGATCCTACGCTAGCGACTGTTAATTTAACTGCCTTAACATTTGTGTCAATTGATATTTGACCCGGAATAACCATCGCACCTTCTTCGAAAAAGTGTTTTCCAACTCTTTCGACTTGCTTTTGCATGATGGTTTGAAGCTGTGTAAGCTCTCTTGCTTGCACAGCGACACCGGGTTTAAACAGAATTCTATGGAATCCCTTGTCCTCGTCATAGTCATCATAATATGGATTGACGTTAAAATTAATTGCCATGGCTTCTCTTTAAAATTCTATAACTACGAAAATATCTTCGACCTGATCAGTTGCTCTCGTAATAACATTTCTATTATCTATATAGATAATTTCACCAGAGCGCGGATCAACTGCTGCATTTCCCAATGCATGTATATATCCCACACTAACTGTGTCAACATAAAGCTGATCATTAACAACAAAGGGTGTAAAGTTCGCTTGTGCGTTTGCAGAAGTCTGTTCAGTTTGTACATAGTTGATAATATTACCTATGTAACTCACTACAGTTGCGTTTGCTCCCGATGTTGCACCCTTGATAGTTGCACCTGATATTAACTTATATGAATTAGATATCACACCGTCAATTGTTACATTTGAGTAAGCAGGTAACAATGTGTTAGCAGTTGTTAATGTTGGCACTTTAGTTGTACCATAAAGGAAAGGATCCTTTAGAACACCAATTTGTCTAAATTTAAAGTTATTTACAGGAATGATTGGTGCGTCAGACTGTTCAAATCTGACGTTAATCATTGCGTA